CGTTATTAAATCCTTTTTCTAATTCGTAACCATCAAATAGTGTGGCTAATTGTACTAATTGCTTAGGCTTATTCTGTATGATATTAGAGATCATAGTTATCAACCTAGTGTTATTAGAACTTTCGTCATTAGTATAAATGAGATTAAATATCTCTTCCTGTTTATGAGTAGAGAATTTAGTATCGTTAATAGCCTTAACTACACTTGCTTGTCTCGCCTTATTGGCTACTTTATCAGCATTAACCTTAGCAGTGTCTGCTTCTAGCTTGTCAGCCTTAGCTTGAGTTGCTGCAGTAGCACTGGCAGTATATAATATCTTAGCCTCATCTATCAGGTCAGCATTATCCTCATGCGCTTCCATGATGTATTTGGACTGTTTAGCAGAAAATCCTTTAGCCTCATGGTCAGATTTAATGATAGCCTTAGCTTGATCTTCAGTCATAGATGCGAGATCTATGCTAGCTAGCTCCGCCTCGCGTTGCTCTAATGCTAACCATCCATGTAAGTCTCCTGACCCTCCGGTACTAATTAAATACTCAAAGAAGTCTTTTCCTTTCGCAGGAAGCATATCATATATGCTGTTGATAGCGGTATTACTTATTGCTTCCTTATTAGCCGTCATTAATACGTCATAACTCTCTTGTGTTCCATCAAATAATTCTCTGACTTTTTCTGCAGAAAGATATAGTTGGTCAGATATTGCTAGAGTCTCTACTTGGGCTACTAATTCCTCGTTAAAGCCTTCCGCTAAGTCAAGCTCTATTTCTGAGTCAGAGGTCTCGTTTTCGTCGTTAGTATCTTCTTCATCTTCAGTTTCGTTAGTAGACGACTCACCTTCGTCATCTTCGTCATCTGTAGTATCTGATGCTGAGGCATCATCTTTAGTTTCCGCCTTAGGGTCTACTCTATCTTCGTCTTCCCATAAGTCATCGAAGTCGTCCTCATTAGGGTCATTTGAGATATTATTATTACCATTGACTTCATCTAGTTTGTCATCGAAATCCTCGTCCATTGTTAAGTTAAGTTAAGTTTGGTTATTTATTAGGCTTTTTAGCCTGTTGTTTAAGTTGTTGTTCTTTTATTTTTAATGCTTCCTTATTGAGTTGTTGATTTTGCTTCTTGATATTAATATCTCCTTGTTTAAGCTTTTGATTCATCACCTCATTTCTAATATCTAAAATATCAGGTTGCCCATTGTTATTCATATCCCCATCTTTAGCAAATCCTGCTCCTACTACTGTCGCTTTGTTAATCTCTCCGATTTGCTTTTTATCTTCCAACTCCATGTCGTAAGTATGTTCAACAGCTAGGATGTCTTTAGCTCGCTCATGGTCTTTATCTTTCTCCATTGCTGCCATCTCAGTTTGCTGTTTAACCGCTTCATTTTGCTTCTCAATCTGTTGCATCTGCTCTTCTTGCCTTTTACCAGAGCTACGTTTAAGCATGCGCTTAACTGTTTGCATTGATTTACCTAGGGATAAAGCCTCTAGTATCTCTGCTACATCTTCTGCTAATACTTTATCATTTTGAATAAGAGCTTGAGAGTAACCTTCTAGTCTCTGTAAGAACTCTGCTTCTGCACCACTATCTGAAACGTATATTCCGTAGTCAGTATCTTCAACATCTTCTCTGGATACTTCTAACGTTTTAATTTCAGAGTCAGACAATACATAGTTTAGTGAAAACGATTCTCCATACTCTAATTGCCTCTTGAATAGTTTGCGCTGCTTAGATACATATCCCTCTATAGCGTACTGCCATATCTCATTGTGCTTTTGAAAGTAGTGCTCAGTTATATCTGAGGCATGTACAACATTCGATTGGACATTTCGTACTGAATCTCTTTCAGCAGTTTGTCCTTCACGGTGAGGCGTAATCGACGATGCGGATCCGATCTGACGTTCACACCAATCAGCCAATTGCATGTAGGCTTGGATAAAAGAGGCATTACTCTTAGGGACTGTAGCAAATCCTGCAGGACGCTGTGCAACTTCGCGTCCTGTGTACCTATTAAGTAAGGAGTTGTAATAAACAGCCGAGTGGGTATGCTCATAGTATAATTGCATTTGCAGCGCATCTCTTCCTGTTTCTTCATCCTCAAGTGCTGGGTCAATCTGAGTAGTATCGTAAGCTGATAGCATACCTTGCTCCTTAGCTGTCAATTCCTTAATCTTATCAATAATAGTTAAATATAGATATTGAAACGGACGCATTCGCCCCATCATACTTATTGATGTCGCATTAGTTTCATTATACGTGGTCCCGTAAAAGGTGAGGTGCGAATCATATGGATTATTAGCTGACGTATGCTGATTAGGCATTTCCCTAAGCATCCCATAAATATCGTTATCAATCTTAAACCCTTCGTATGTTCTACTAATCCACTCATACTCTATAGATTCTGTTTCGCCATATTCATTAATCCATTCGTAACGATATTGCTTCATACCCTCTATATCTATATAGGGTACTTTAGTAGCATCCTTTGGAATAGTAAACTCTTTATCTACTATTTCTAACTCTTGATCGCCATAGTCGTTAGTAAAAGTATGAAATCCTACCTCTCTAGATCCTCTCCATTGACAGTATGAAAACCATACATATTGAGAAGAACTGTTAAGATTGCCATGCTTACCTATAGTTGAGGAATCATCCCCTCCACTAGATTGAATAGCCTGAGTTAAAGTACTGCCTCCTGCCCCACTTCCTCTGTGATCTCGTCCATAACGTTTAGCCCAGTCTCTACCTTGGATCCTATCTACTAGCTTGTCATAATCAGTTTCGGATAAGTATTTACCCCATTTATCTAATACATCTTCAATATACATTGGTACTCTGTACCATGCTGCTATACCTCTATGTATCATGTCTTCTTCTGGTGACTTTATGAAGCCACACCTAAGAGGGTTGAGAATTTCTATATATGCGTCCCCATGTCGTTCTCCTACAAAAACTACTTCTCTATCTGATAGAAGGGCATCCTTAAATCCCTGGTTACGCTTCTTCTTAACTTTCTCTCTGAACATCCCTAATTCCATAAGCTTATGTCCTAACATTTGCTTATTGGATAGATATCCCACTTGATCTATATCCTCTGGGGATTCAGAGGTTATCATCTGGTCTTTTAGTTCTTTACGTTGCTGAGGAGATAATGCCTGGATATCTGGTCGTTGTTCCATTTCTACCCAGTTAAACCTGTCGGCAACAGAGTCTCTTATCGCAGTCCGAATTTCATCTTCTCGCTCTCTAATATCATATTCGTTAATTAGATATACTGAAGCATTTAGTCCTCGCTTAGATTCTTCCCCTAATAACTTATCTATCTTTCGATATGTAATATTATAAGGAATAACTGCTTTGTCTATCTGTGCAACATCCATTGCAAAGTTACCTAGCATTTCACCACACTCATCCTGTATGTCGGCGGGTAAAATGATATTATTGTATAAGCGATAATTACGCTCGACAGTTTCCCAGTTTTCCATCTCATAACCTGTAGCAGTACCGTATGGCACTAATGCGTCTAGATTATCTTTAAACCACTGTTTATTATCTGCGTATTTTTCTCGCATCGGTACCCTTTGGTACGGTAGCTGAAAAAGAGTTGACATTCTTTACGTTATTTTTAAGATTCTTTAATTTCGATTTGTCGAAGAACTTGTTTCGCATCAATGAAGACAGAGGGTTACGTTCTTGTTTAACTCTATCTCTTCTTTCAACTTCATATTTATTTACAGCTACACCAATGACTGCTAGCATGAATCCCATAAACCTATCAAAGTTACCATATTCGGGATCAAACTTTGACATTTCTTCTAATAGCGCTCTATCGTCTATTGTATGTACTATTCTTATTATCTTGGTCTTAGTAACACCATCGTCGTCTTCATATACTACTTGGTCCACTTCTTGCAATAGGTAGTCCCTCATGAGTCTAACACCATCTGACTTCATCTGAGTAGTCATTGGCACTCCGTATTCTTTATTGATTCCTCGCTTAATATTATCATCTCGCTTATTAAACATTTGAGGTTTCTCACACATTAGCGCACTATCGTGTTTACGAATCATATAGCTCTTACAATGTCCTGATCTGTTACTTTCAAAGAAGAAATTGCCATCTCCGCAATTATACATCTTCATAAGTTTTAAGCAGTTCTCATAATAGTCATCTAATCCTCCACTAGGCTTACCTACATATTGAGCTACTATTCTTTTAGAAGACGGAGCTTCAAATAGATACTTATCAGCTCTTATAACATAAAAAGCGCCAAGTGATCCTCCACTTTCTCTATTCTCGGAGACATATGTGTCATGCCCAAATATGTACATATCGTCGGGTACTTCTCCATCTATAAACAATGGCTCTTCATATATAACTACTGCCCCATTTATATTGTCTCCTTTATCGTCCTTGCTAGATAGTAGTGGTTTATGCTTCTTATCTACATCCACATGCCATCCTACACCATAGTCTCCTTCTGGGTCATATACTAATTCATAAGCTTTGTTAATCTTAAGATAGTAAGACCCCATGTCTAGCTGGTCAAGTCTTTCGTTTATTTCAGCAACAGGTAGACCATTTGATTTATTAGACAAGAACATTTCTTGCCATTTTTCAGGTCTATTAATTACATATTTGTGGTATGCTAAAGAGTCTAAAGAATCATCGCCTTTTAGCTTTTTTCGAATTTTAACTTCAGAAGATTGAGCTTTCTCTAGATCTGTAATACCATTCAAGTCCTTATAGTCTCCGTCTGTCATGTGATATGGCATAAAGAACCCTATATCTCGGTCTGTTAACTCATCGTATATAGCATACACGGAATAAGATGCCGGACTCTTAAATATCGTCTCTGCATACTTAATCTTCTCCATGTTTCCAGATGTACCCAAGTACAGCATACTACCGAACTTAAGACTACCGTTCATCATAACATCCACATTGGCAGCATACACATCTATAAGGTTTGTACTAAGCCCTACTTCTTCAAATACCATTACCGATGCTCGAGTACCAGCAGATGCTTCAGCATTATCCTTATATGCTACATGTAGTATTCGGGACATTGAACCCTCTACCTTCCATGAACCACCTCTCTTGACTTGATAACTGTGTGTTACCTCTTCTTCCCAACTGCCCGATAGCCGTGATTTTGCCATTGGACTTGGGAAATATATATCTCCTTTTTTATATTCCCCTGGAAGATTATCCAGACAAATACGTGTCTTCTTTAAGAGTTCTCTTGATTTCTTCTTTTCTGCTGCTCCAACAACGATATCAATTGGTGAGGCATTGTCAACCATAGCTTCTCGTGTAAATTCTTTAGCTCCGTTGAAGAGAAATTCGTGGGCAATAATTGCACCTGTGAAATAACTCTTTCCTCCACCTCTTGACCCAAGCCACATGAAATCTCTAGCCTCATTGTTATGGAGGGCGAGTCCCATTGGTCGGTCAAAGGTTCTTCTGATGTAATCGTATTCGTTAACGAATTCCTTATGCTGTCCATTTGGTTTAAATAGGTGCCATTCATCGTCGGATACAATATCCTCTGTGGTGAGTGGTACATCATCTCCGTCATATTTGCTGTCAAGACGGTTATCACAAGAATACACATCGTCATCGCTAAATCCAGAAAAGCCCCTGCATATAGTCCAATATCTACCGACTTGCCATTCCAAGTCTCTGATCTCAGGTCTTGATTTGATTTTCCTCTTATCACGTTTGTGTTTTTGAAGTAGTATTGTAGCATAGTTACCGTAGAAATATATAAGAGAAGGCGTCCACATGTATCCTGTGCTATGTTTAACCCATAGACCTTCTACACACCTTTTTATCTCTTCTCCCCAATACGACTTATATTTAATGGTATAAGGATTTAACTCTGGAGTCATACCTCTCAGATACCTTCTTCTTTCGGGCACATTAGCCCGTATGCAATTAATAGGAGTTACGTTAGCGTATCCATTATCGTGTCCTACTTTTGTCTGATTAACATGCCCTCCTATTCCCATTAAAATAATGCTCCTGTTTCCACTAGTGATAATTCGCCACCCCCTTTGATAGCCCCATCTTTAGCAGACTCTTTGATTATATCTTCGCACTCTTGTATAGCCTTTAATAAAAGAGGACTCGACTTAAGCAGCTTATCTAATAACTCAGCATTAGCCAGGGTATAAGGTGTTTCTGCAAATAAGTCATCTCGCTCTGCTATTTTGCGAAGCAAGACTACTAAGTGTTTATGTGAGCCAGTTAATACTGCCTTTTTAATGTATGCTATACATCCCATTAAAGACTCATACGTCTTTTGAGGATTAGCATTAGCAGGAAACAAATCCCCCGCTAAATCATTTAACTTATCGTCATGGTCTAAATTAAAGAAGTCGGATTCAGGATGGCTGTATAATATACAAAACCAAGCCTTTCTACTAGATATTTTCTTATCTTTAGACTTATCTTTATTATATAAAACGCTTAGATCGCCCATCTTAGTAGCAGACGGATGTAGTATCCAGAATGCATCAAGGTGGACAGCCCAGTTTTTTATATGTCGTACAGAAAAATATAAATTGCTTTCCATTAGGTAGAGGTTTCCATTATTAATATTTCACTATTGTCCTAGATATT